AAGAGAAGGTCAGAGAGCTGTAAAAGGCGGTCAACCAGTCACTTGGAGAGTTGATGCTCAAGGCAAAGGGTCTTGGAAAGGTGTAAAACCAATGGGAACTGGTGATAGAGAAGCATTTAGAAATATGGGTGCAACTACTGACTCAGTGCAACCAAGACCCCCTAAAAAAGATCCCGAACCTAAAGAAGCTCCCAAACCTAAAGAACCCAAAGCAGATACTAGTACCAGAGATACTGCACCCACAACTCCACCCAAAGAGACTGTAGCGGATGTGAAACCACAAAAGGTTTCTACTATTCATACTTATAAAAAGCATGGATCTGATCTACATGTAGGTCGTCATAGAACTCTTGCACAACATCGTGCTGCAGTTGCCGCACAAAAAGCAAAGAAAAATGAAGAGGTAGAAGTGCAAGAGGATCTAGGTAAGACACTCAAAGGCATAAGTGACAAACTAAAAACATCTGATCATCCAGTAGCTAGAGCAGCAAGAGCACTTGTTACTCCTGTTGGTAAGGGTCGTGGTACTGCAAGACCATCTGTTCAGGTTCGTGATAGAATCCGCAAGAACCAAGCAGGAATGGAATCCGTAGATGTAGAACTAGTAACTTCCTTCCTCGTCTCTGAAGGGTTCTCAGACACTCCAGAAGGCGCTCTAATCATGCTAGAAGGTATGAGTGAGTCTTGGTTCAACGATATCCTTGATGTCCGCCTCATGGAGGAGGCCATGCTTGAGTATCTACAGGTAATGGGTGAAGCAGAGAGTCGCGATGAGGCACTCTACATCATCTCTGAGATGGATGAAGAGGCTATCGATATTCTTGCTGAGCAAGTAGAAGAGATTATGGAGAAGAAGGTTTACACAGTTACCGATCTTGACAAGAAAGGAAACACTGAAGCGTGGAAACGTTATCAGCAAGGAAACCCACAGTACAAGTACGGTGGTCTGAAAGGAGTCTGATCTTGAGGGGGCCTTGACAGGTCCCCTTTTTTTGTGTACAATTGCCTTGTTAGGGATAAAGAGATGAATAAAGCTAAACTTAAAGTTTTAGTAATGGCTCTCAAAGAGATCATTGAAGAACTTGAATCAGAGATTTATTCTGATCC